CTATATATAAAAAGTCGAACGAAAAATAGGCGGATTTTCACAAGGATCCTTGGGACTATTTTTAAAATCGTCATTACCCCGTGGAGTAATCCTCTGTATTTTACAACACCCACTCCGCCTATTTTTATTTCCCAAAATAGGCGCATTACAAGGATTTTTACCTATTTTTAGCCTATTTTTATTTTTACCCTTCGCTCCCACCTTACAACACTCACAAGTTTTCACAATAAATCTGCCATCTTTCCCAAGATCCGAAAAATTTTTACAAAAATTTTGAAAAAACACTTTACTTTTCCGAAAATCGGGAGTATAATGTGTATTGTAAGGTTGAGCTGAGGATAAAACAGAATGCTCACTGATCTTCCCCCTCCTTCACGGAGCTCAAGAAGATACATAGCTGCGAAAGGCAACCTCAGCTCAACCCCCGCAACACCACACTCCACAATATCCTATCTCATCTTCACCATACAGGAGGTTCATCATGAAAGAAGTTCGTTACATCATCAAAGTCACTGCCACTGGCACTGAGCACAACCCCAATGAAAAGTTCAGAGGCTGCATAAACATCTACTACTACGGCGTCGATCAGACCTGCATCGGCCATAAGAGTACTGTCGACTCCCTAGGTGTTCCCACTACACCTACCGCGTATAACATTCTCACCTATGGCTACAAATCCAAGGCTGCTGCTAACAAGGCTACCAAACTCTGGACCTCTCCTTCTAAGGTCGGCTGTATCAAGTTCTGGGAATACACAACTGAAGTCCTTGCGTATGAGTTTGTTGATGGCGTGCTTATCACTCCTATCAAGCTCAGCACCAACAGCTACAATCTCAAGGCAAGAGTGTTCCATCGCAAGTACAATGACATCGTCAACACTCCTATTTACGAGAGCTCCTCCAATGACCGCAGAATCGCCTACAATCTGTACCACATCTATCTGCGTGACTGTGCTCAGCTGGAAGCTGCTACCTCATCTCCAACTACTCTTTCCCCTATTATCACAAGTCCGTCAATCTGCTGCGCTGCTGACAGGATGCTCGACGAGACTGATGCTGAACTGGAGTCCATTGTCAGTCGTATGGAAAATCTTGCCTACAACCACAAAGCCCACTCTTGGAAGGCCAAGAAATGATCACTCTTACCGCCTCACAGTATGCCAAATCTGAAAGGAGCATCCCGCTTTATGAATACCAACATCCGTTACCTCATCAAAGTCACTGCTATTGCTACAGATGACAATCCCAATTTCAAAGACGCCGCTTATACCTACTACTATGGGCGCAATCAGCACCTGCTTGGTGCTACTTCTATAGGAATTGAACCCCCTGAGTATAAGGAACTGACCCGCTACTTTGTTGAGCAGTATGGCTACAAAACTCGCAACACTTCCAAGGCAATCAAATTCTGGACCCCTAACAATAACGATCCTTCCTTCATTGACGGTACTCGTTTTTGGACCTACTCTGCTGAGACTGTTGCTTATGATTTGGTTAGCAACTCTCTTGTATAAGAAAACCACAACTAATCTGTTTTAAGGAGGACACAATTATGTCTATGCATATCCCTACCAGTACCAAAGAAGTCTACACTCTTAGACGCAAGCTCCTTGTTGCCCAGTATGATCTCATCGTTACTCCATACAAGCAGTTCCGTGATGACCGCCGTATTGCTTACAACAGCTATCACATGATGCTCGAAGTTTGTGATGAGATGATCGCTGCCGATACCATCATCACTTCTGCATCCATCAAAGTCGCAGTCAATAAGCACCTCAGCGAGATGTGTGATGAGATCAACAGTATCATCAAACGATTCAATCATGTTGTTCCAGACAAGTATAACGGCTGGCTTCCTGAGGAGGATTGATATGACACCTACCACTACCATATTCGTGCTCATTGGAGTTCTCACATTCACGCACTACCTCATGAAGTTCATCACATATCTTGATACTCCTCACTACAAGCAAAGGAGGACTCGCACATGAAAATCCTGATACTGTGTATTTGTTTCATCCTAGTGTATATCACCATAAAGCTCCTGGACACGGGGATCAAAGAGTCATTTGATGCCTACACAGAATGGTATCTCAAATGGCTCGATGAGAAAGATGAGGACCACAAATGACCTATCACTTTGAAATACCTCACAAAGGACGTCCCAGTTCTCCTTGTGACCTTCATTGTACCGAGCGATCTGCAACCTGTCATGCTACCTGTTCAAAGTACAAAGAGTACGAGTCTCTCAAAGACCAATACTACAAGAGCAATCCTCCCTCCGCGGAGACTTTCCCAGTCACCGCAGTGCATAAATCCCGCAAACGCAGTTTCTACAACCACTCCTCGCACTAGACCTCGCACCTGTACCCTTACACCCACGCCTCATCCGCGCACTAAATCGTCCAAGAAAACACACCAAATTTACCGAAAGGAGATCCCCCATGAAACTCATTCCTACTCCACTTTACCTCATCTACAGCACCAAGCGAACTACTATCACCCCCGTCAGGTACAAGATCACTTCTATCCTCGACGAATTCCGCAATTCCTCTGATCAAGCCGTCAAGATCGAGTTCTCCCCAGAGGAGTTCCGCCATTCTCACTCGGCACAGGCATCCTTCATCAGTTGCATAAATCTCCATCCCCAAGCATATGCAGGCATCAAATGCATAGTCCGTGGTGGAGACCTGTATCTCATCAAAACATATCCTGTATACGCTGCATCTACTCATACAAAGGAGGACTGACACATGGAGTTACAGTCATTTGAAAGTGGCACCAAGCTCATCTATGCACCCACTCAAACTACAATCACAGCAGAGACCTATTTCCGCACAGACTTCACCACGCACAAGAGGATCACTGTGTACAAAATGCGGGACGGATCAGTCGTTGCATACACAGACAGTAGCACCGGACTTCTCACAATGAGTGCCAAATTCTATGAGCTCTACAATGACGAGCCGGAACTCATGTTGATCCAGCAAGATGTTGGGAACTACAACCCGCAGACATATATCCTATCTGAGGACTTTTAAGGAGGACGACAATCATGAACAGTATTTCTATTGGTTTGGGCAATTTCGTCAACAGTGACCATGTGCTGGCTATCGTCAGCCCAGAGTCTGCTCCGGTCAAGCGCATCGTGCAGGACGCCAGAGACCAGAACAAGATCATTGATGCCACCTTCGGTCGTCGCACCCGAGCAGTCATCATCATGGACAATGGCGCAGTCACACTCTCGGCAATCCAGCCGGAGACTATCATCAATCGTAGCAATAAAGACTAATCACACTGTAAAGGAGATATATTTTGAGTATGGACGCTTTGAAATTTCTGAAGGAATGCAGAAGAATGCGTAACTCATACGAACACTGCGAGGGTTGCTCATCTAAAGAAGCCAACTGTGCCATCATCGGTATAGATTCCGATGAAGACTACGAGAGAGTCATCGCTGTCGTTGAACAGTGGTCAAAGGAGCACCCGCTCAAGACGCGGCAGAGTGTGTTTCTGGAGCAGTGGCCGGGAGCTCGAATGCGTACCGAAGGTGTGTTGAGTATCTGCCCTGCAACAATTTCCCCGGCATACCGAGGAGATGATGGCGGATGTTCAGATATTTCCAAGGGATGCGCCGTTTGTTGCCGCGAGTTCTGGATGCAGGAGGTGGAGTGATGCGTATGGAGCGTATATGGGCGATGCCCAACAAGTGGACCTTTTCCATCAAGCCTATTGCCAAGCTGCTGCGAGAGGAGATGGGCAGAGGAGTTTGGGTTGACCCGTTTGCAGGGGAAAAGTCACCAGCCTCGATTACCAACGATCTGAATCCGGAGCGGCCCACGGATTACCATATGGACGCGCTGGCTTTCCTGAAGACCTTTGCAAATAACTCTGCAGACGGTGTGCTGTATGACCCACCGTATTCTCAACGGCAGGTCAAGGAGTGCTACGACGGCATACAGGGAGGCTTGAAATGGGACGGGCGAATGACCTTTTGGAGCGAGACGAAAAACGAGGTGGCTCGCATCCTGAGACCGGGAGGAAAGGCCATCTGCTTTGGCTGGAACTCTATGGGGTTGGGGGCGAAGCGTGGGTTTGAAATGACGAGGATCCTGCTGGTGCCTCACGGTGGAAGCCGAAACGACACAATTTGTACGGTGGAGGTAAAAGAGGTAGAGTGATGGATTGCTACAACTGCAAAGCGAAAAGTGTTTGTGCGGCGGTGGTGCAGCGTGGCTCCATGATATGTCTGATGAACCGCATGAGATACTGCGGGACACACGCAGAGGAAGAACCACAGCGACAGCAGGGCGACTATTGCCAGTATTGCGGGCATCGACTGCGGAAGATCGGGCGTGAGCGCTTTTGCAACAATGTGAACTGCCTAAACCGATATGTAAATGTATGAGGCATATTTGGAGATTGATCTATGTTTAACTATAAACTCAAGACCGAGAACCTCCAACTGCGCAATCGGATCCAGGATCTTGAGGAGCGGTTATGTCCCTGCGAATCTCATGATTACAAGGAGATCCATAAAGAGCTCATCATAACTGTAGCAGACTGCGAGATTCTCAGAACATACAAGTGTAAACGCTGCGGCAAAGTGATCAAGAAATACGATTGGGAATAGGAGGAGTTGAAATGGCTACTGTAAATCAATGCGATCGTTGTAACAAGGTGTATCCTATGCATTTAGGAGGGTCAGCATATGTTAAAGTATCTGTCAAGGGGGGATGTCTATTTTCAGAAGACTCTGATCTTTGTCCTGAATGCTACAAGGCTTTTCAGAATTTCATGAAAGGAGCAAATACAAATGAACCTCGATGAATTGAGAAAGACTCTCTCTTCGGAAGCAACAGAACGTTGTAAAGCCCAGGAGAAGACTATCAAAAAGCTGCATCAGCAAATCAATGAACAACAAGCAGAGATTGACTATTGGAAGAAGCATGTTGCAGCACTTGGTCACAGATGTAGGGTGTTTACCAAAGGGGCACTATGCCTTTGGTGTGATCCTGATATCAGACGGTTGTGTACCAGAAAGGAGAACAAAGATGTGTGAATTTTGTAGCAACTACGATTGGGGGACTACCTCTTATGAGATTGATAAGCATGGTGCCAGGCTGTTGCATGTGTTAGGATCTTATCGGTTTTCTCCAGCAAAGCAGCTCAAGTTCTGCCCTATCTGTGGCAGTAGAAATCCCAATCAAAGCAAGAACACAGATCTCATCAGTCGCAAGAAATTACAGGAGAGACTTGAGTACAAGAAGGCAGGACCTGCAAACAAGAGATACACAGAAGGATGGAATGACTGTATGTCTCGAGTCAAGAGTATGGTCAGTACAGCTGCTCCTGCTGCATGGGAGGACAAGATGCCTTCAACAGCTTGTGAGAATTGTCCTAGACCTTGTGGACAAAATAACGTCGTGTATTGTCCCTATTGGGATGAGAACATCAGATAGGAGGTACAACAATGAGTAACAAGCCATCTACTGCAGAAAAGATGCTGATCAACTTTATCTTGGGGATCTTTGATGGTCTCTTCAAGAACACTAAACACAAGAAAAGACATCATTTTTGATAAGAGGTCAAGTAGGAGAATATCATGGATATCTATAATCAAATGCGAGACGATTTGGACCGTGTATCAAGAGATCTGCTGTTGAAACAGATCATTATCAATCAAGCTGCAATGCTGGCTTGTGAGATGGAACGAGAACACAGCGATACAGTACATGAGTTCTGTCAAAGAGCACTTGATTTGTCAAAACAGCTTGTAGGAGAGAATGGATAATGCGTTGTCCTGAATAAAGTATATGAAACAATCAACAGAATAGCAGAACAATACCTCAAGGATTCCTTGGGGTATTTTCTTGTAAAAATTTTCTAAAATCTTGATTTTTCTTCAAAATTGCATACTTTGATAACTATACTGAACAAAACTTGTCTCTTTTGATTGGTTATGCATAGATTATGTAACTTTATCTTGTAAAATCATGACTTTACTTTTGTAGATTCTGGTAGTACAATAAGTCCATAAGTTGAGGAACACCAAACTTCAAGGAGGATTACAAAATGGTTACGATTTACAAGGATAAGCGCACTGACAAGCTGTATGCTCTGAACGAGATGATCACCATGGGTGCCAAGGTCAATCTGGTGCAGATGGGCGGCAAAGAAGACAAGTTTGTTTCTCCCAGCGCTCTCAAGCGTTGGTTCACCAAGTGGGACGAAGCTCAGCAGGTTGTTGAGGTCAAGGCTTTCACTGGTATGGTAATTGGTTGGTTCAAGGTTCTCACGGAAAGCAAAGAAACCATCACTGTTCTGACCAAGCAGGACAAGTTCCTTGACTTTGATAAGAACACCGATGCTCAGGTAAATGCCAAGAATCCCAAGTTTGCTAACCACATCGGGATGACCCTCGGGTATCCCACAGTATTCTAAGGAGGATTACAATGCTTCGCAAGTTCAAGGTCAACAACTACTACAAAGGAGAAATCAACCAACGCTGTAAGACCTGTATCTACACCTGGGAAAGACTCTCTAAGACCGTCCCTGTGATAGTGTTTGAAGATACCCTGCCAGAAAACAAGTTCTTGTTAGAGACTATGCTTCATCAAAGGGATGGAGACCCTTACAAGAGGACTTGGGCAACCAGAGAATTAAAGGAGGACAATACAATGACTGACATGAACAAGATCGCTGAGAAAGTCCAGAAGCTGCTCAATTTGGCCGGCAACAATCCCAATCAGGAAGAAGCGCAGGCAGCGCTCCTCAAGGCTCAGGCTTTGATGGCTCAGTACAATCTCGATATGGAAGCCCTTAATGGCGAGGAGAAGATCCAGTACTCTTTTGAGATCTCCAAGATCAAAGCCAATCCTCGTGCACGGGCAATTCTGAACATCATTGCCGAAGCCTTTGCTTGCAAGCCCCTCATCTCCGCAAACAGGAAGTGCGGATTCTTTGGTCGCAAGGACAATGCTGAAGCTGCCAAGACTTGTATGGAATTCATCCATCGTACATTGGAGCGCGGGATCAATCAGGTTTGCAAAAAAGAAGGGCTTGCTTCTTCTGCTGTAGCTGGTGCCTCTGATATTTACAATGGATATGCTGCAGGCTTCATCAAAGGTCTCAAGGAAGCTGTCTCCGCACAGACGGTTGCTCTGGCTGTTGTAGTTACCGAGGATGTCAAAGACGCCTATGCCAAGAGATTTCCCAATCTGGGTACATTCCATGGCAAAGCTACTACTTACAACCCCAAGTACACTGGAGCATACAATCAAGGCTACACCGATGGCAAAAGCTCCATAGGGAAGCGCAGCTTGAAAGCCTGATTGCGAAAGTCCCGAAAAACTGCGATAGGGTGAGATTGAGTCAGGTATTTGCGGAATTTCGCTGAAATAAATCACTCAATCTCCCCTCTTTTCGGACTTTACTTTTGCCCGTGTTGGGAGTATACTACTCATATTCTATCTGATGGAGGATGCGCAATGGAAATCAAATCCGTGAATGATCGCAAAGCCCAGCTTGAACAACTTCTCAAAGAATCAAAGATCCCTGTCTCTGTATTCCCTTGGTTTTGGCTTCAGACAACCGATTTCTTCGCTGCTCCGGCTTCAAAAGGTCATCATGCAGCCTATCCTGGTGGACTGTTTGATCACAGTTTGAATGTCGCAACTGTGCTTGTCAAGCTCACCGTGACTGGCATCTGCAGCCCTTGGGGAAGACCGGAGAGTCCTGTCATTGTAGGTCTGTTACACGATGCCACTAAGCTCGGGTTGTATGTACCTGAGACAGATCCTACTACAAATCGCATGTATAAGATCAATCCCAACTATAAGGCACTGGATCCCGTACATGGTGCTGACTCTGTGGCAAAGCTCAAAGAAATCATGATGCTCACTGAAGAAGAGGAAGCCTGTATCCGATATCACATGGGAGCATACGAGGTTGACGACTGGGATGGCTATGATAAAGCCATCAAAGCATTCCCAAACGTGCTTTGGACTCATACTGCAGATATGTATGCATCGAAATTGATGGAGGTAGATGGATGAAGACAAGAGAAGAACAGCGTCGATCCAGAAAGTTGTTGATCCTGTCTGCTTGGGTATTGCTTATCCTGTACATAGCTGGATTGATGGCAGCCATTGTTTTCTGTAAGGCAGAACCGGCAACAGAAGAGACTACTCATACAACAGCTGCTGAAGTAGCTCCTATCAAAATGCCTGAGATGACAGAAGAGGACATTGAATTTGAACTGCTTTGCCAGCAGGAAGCAAAGATGCCAGAACTGGCGTGGGACTTTGAACATGTAGTTGCAGTAGTTGCAGCTGAGTGTCGAGGAGAGCCATACGAGGGTCAAGTTGCTGTATGTCAGTGTATCCTTGAGACCTCAATTGCAAGAGGCATCACCCCTGAAGAAGTAGTTGATATGCCCAATCGATATGCGGATCCTCTCAATAATGAGGAAGCGAAGGAACTTGTTCGGGATGCTTGTATCAACACCTTTATACTAGGGGAACGAGCTACAGATGAGCCCATTGAATATTTCTATTCTACTGTAGGAGGATTTGAATCCCACTGGCATGAGACGGCTCTAGAGTACGTGATGACAATAGGCAATCACAAATTCTTCAAGACTTATGGAAATTACAACTCTGATTGGGAGCTTCAAGGAGGAGAAAGATGAGAACCAAACCAAAAGATGCCCTGTTCTGTGGTGTAGATGAGAACAAAATCAAACATGCAAAGCCTACCCTCAATGTGCGTAATCTCAAGTATCTGTACCAGTTCATCACTCGTCGGTACAACATTCATCTGAAGAAGGATGTATTGGGAGAGCCCAAGCCTTGGACCAAAGATTCTGTACTGAGAGAATTCCGCTTCACCAACGTGCGTCGTGAGCACGATCGTGAAACCAAGTGGCTCATTGAGCACATCACATCAAACAATGATTTGTCCTATGAAGACAAGCTGCTCAACTGCATTCTGTTCCGTCTGTATAACAAACATGAGACCTCTGAGCTGATTTCTCAGCCCATTCGTTTCAGCGAGTATAAAGACTGGGATCCTGAAGCCTATCGCTCTCTCTTTGAAGCAGCTCTTGCTGAAGACAAGCACCGCATCTTCTTTACTGGAGCTTTCATCACAGGAGGACTTAAACGCGCTCTGAAATGGTATCTGCCCAAGGATGATCCCAAAAACAGCATGGAAATGCGTATGCTGTGGTTTATGAAAGTCCTTATCAATGATCAGGTCACCAGAAAGATCAAGCGTGCCAAGACCCAGAAGGACGTGTTTGATCTGCTTTGTTCCTACGACGGTCTCGGTGCATTCCTGTCATATCAGATTTTTGTTGATATGACCTACATTGAAGACTTCCCATTCAGTGAGAACGAATTCACTGTTGCTGGTCCTGGGTGTCAAATGGGGCTCAGATACCTGTTTGATGACAGAGATGGGATGAGCTACGAAGAGTGCCTGTTTTGGCTCAGGGATCATCTTGAAGATGAGTTTGCCAAGCGTTTAGGCAAGAACTTTGATCCAAAAGAGCTGTTCTGGGATCTGCCTGAATATGATCGTTGCTTGAACGTGATGAGCCTGGAGAACTGCTTTTGTGAGTTGTCTAAGTACATCCGAGCCAAAGACGGAACTGGCAGACCTCGCAAAAAGTATGAGGGGGTCTGAGTATGGTCCCGGTATTCGTGCCGTCTTATCGGCGTCCTGATGCACTTTTCTTGAAGAGAAGCGTGCTCTATAAGTTTCCGCTGTACGTTTTCGTGCGGAAGGAAGAGGAGGACTCCTACGCATGGTTACGTCGCAGAGAAGACACACACATTATCCGTTTGAAAAATGTGTATGACATCGGCACTACCCGTCGAGCGATGTTCAACTATGCTGTTCATAAGGGCATTGACAAGATCTTCATGATTGACGATGATGTGGGCAGACTTGACCTCTCTATTTGGGACCCAAAGAAAAAGGTGGTTTGTGCTTCTGGCACTGTCAAGGGCGCACCCGAGGACTGGAGAGTTGTTCTCAAAGCCTGGGAAAAGCTCTGGAAGAATGAGGCTATGCTGGGTGCATCCTATAGACCATTCAGTTGGTCAATGAAGCAAGAGGATCTTGGTAAAAATGTTCGGGCGCAACTTCAGCAAGCTGTAGGTGTGAATGTCAGGCTCATCCATGAAGCAGGGCTCAACTATCAAGCGAATGATGAGGTTGGCAACGAAGATCTGTTCCTCCAGCTAGAATGCTATCAGCACGGTCTTGAGTGTGCAAAAGCAACTTGGATACAGTATGATTGTGCAGCTATGGGAGCCGGAGAAGGTGGCTGTAATGCTTCAGAAGTAGGCTCTATCCAAGAAAAGCAGCATCGCAGAGTCAAGAAGTTTGTAAAGGCTTGTACAGATCCCAAGCTGATCAAAGTTGCCACAACCAAATCTGGTATTGAAAGTGTCAAATTCAACTGGAAAGAAATTCATAAACTCATGGAGGACTGATATATGTCTATGATTGATAAAGATACCTATCATTGGTTAAACCTTGCACATCAATATGCTATCAAGCACTCAGGGTGCTGTAAGGTTGCTGTTGGCACTGTTCTTGTTGACGATATGATTGGTAGCGATAGAGCTGTGGCTATGGGTGCAAACAGGACTATGCCGGTGCTTTGCAACAGCTCTGAACAGGGCTGTCTCAGAGTACAGAAATATGGTGATGACAGCAAGGTTCACCGCAATCCTGAGGACTGCAGAGCTATTCATAGTGAGATTGATGCAATCTGCTATGCTGCTCGTCTAGGCTTCATCACAAGAAGGACTACTGCCTATGTCACCCGCTATCCTTGTGAAGCCTGCGCCAGAGCACTTGTTACAGCAGGCGTCTATCGTGTGATCTATGGAGGGACTGCTGAAATCAGTCCTACAACTGCTGAGATTTTCAAAACAAACAACATGCTTGTCATTCATGTAGATGATTGGAAAGAAGACAATACAGATCGCTGAGGAGGAAATCATGGGAACAGAATTCATTAAAATTCTCACCAAAGAGCACAGAGATGCTCTGTCTAAAGCACGCAAGACCTACGGTACAACCAATCAGATCCTTGTCTCTAACGAGGAGCTGTGCGAATTAGCAGCAGTTTGTGCCAAATACCCTCGATACAGTACTTCTGAGAAAGCGCAGGAAGCGCTGTATGATAAGGCGCTTGATGAAGTGGCAGATGTTCTCATTGTTCTTGATCATATTGTCAACATTTTTGATCTCAAGACACCTGATCTGAAGAAACGAGTAGACGGAAAGGTCAAGCGTCTACAGGGCTGGCTGAGTTCTTCTGACAGTATGGAACAAACTACAATTGACCGTCAAGTCCCTGGTCAGACAAGTATCTCAACCATGAACGGATGCAGCGGATGTATCTATGAAGAGTCAAAACCTTTGGGTAGATGCAAGTCTTGTGTAGATCAGAGCAACTACAAGAAAGGTTTTCCATGCTCAACTTGTCAACACATGGGAAACTTCAAGAACATGAAAGACGGAGAAGTCTGCGAAGTCTGTGTTAGAACAGATGGATCTATGTATTGTCCCAAACCCAAGGAGGGCTGAGCATGACACTGAGTGAATTCAATGCGCTCATAGGTCAAGACTCATATGTCCGTTGTATGGGCAAAAAGCGTTTGGACACAGCTATCGTGGACGAAGCTGCAGCTGATGCTCATATATTTTCCGGTGGTCAGATCGGTTGGTGGGTGCGTACAGGATACATAGTGGTGGATATAGATGAGGGCAAGGAACAGGCTCTGAAGGTCATCAAGGCTTTGGGCTTGAAGACTCTCATGGCCAAGACGCCGAAAGGGCTTCATCTGTACTTCAAGTGCAACAAAGAATACCCTCAGCGCGTCGGTATGATTTTGCCTTGCGGTCTCAAGTGTGATTTTCGTTGTGCCAATAAAGGCTATGTCATATTGCCCTTTGGTTCTGAGGATCGCAAATTCAACAAACAAAGAGTTATTGCTGATCTGCCTGAAGAGTTTACTCCCATGGCAAATCGCAAGGAGAGTTTGCTTGGCTTGAAGGATGGAGACGGCAGAAATGCTACTATGTTTGCCCATCTCATGGCATACAAGAACAGAGGAGCTTCTGATGATCAGATTGCCAAGATGGCTGAGGTCATCAATAAGTACATCTTTGCTCAGCCTATGGATGAAGCAGAGCTGGATAAAATTGTTGAGAATACCAAGCACTATGAACGATCTCAGCAGTTTGACAACCCCTATTTGATCTATAGCAGCAAAGGTGTACCTACTTCTGTGAATTACAGAGCCATCTGTGACTATTTTGTCAATCGAGGAGACACATTTGTTCTTGGTGGAGAATGCTACCTATACAAAAACGGTGTTTACTCAGAGTCCAGCAGCTATGTGAGAAATACCATCAAGGACATGATCGGAGTAGATACTCTCATAACACAGAACCGGATCATGGAAGCCTTCAAACTTCTCACAGATGATACCCGCATTCAAAAGCAAACCAGTGAGTTGAATGTGGACAAGAACTTGATCAATTTTCAAAACGGTGTGTGGGATATTGAGAAGAAGGAGCTGCTGCCTCATGATAGCAAATACCTACAGACTCTGCAGATCCCTCATGCTATTGGTGAGTATAAACCTTTCAAAGAGACTCGTTTGTATGACTTTTTCAAAAAGACCAGTTTGCCTACAGAGGATATCAAAATGCTGCTCAAATACATGGCCTATTGCTTGACTTTAGACTATGGTTTGAAGACATTCATGATCCTCTGTGGTCAATCTAATACTGGCAAATCTGTGTTGATCCGGTTTTTCGAAACTCTTGTTGGCCATTCCAATGTATCTTCTCTGAGCATGCATGAGCTGAACCAACGGTTTTACCCAGCACAGCTATACAACCGACTTCTCAATTCCTGTGCAGATAACAAGTCCTCAGCATTGAATTCTATTGATCAGCTGAAGAAAATCACTGGTGGAGACTCCATTATGCACGAACGAAAGGGCAAAGAGCCGTTTTTCTTTGTGCCATTCTGTAAACTGATTTTCAGCTTCAATCAGCTCCCTCTTCAGCTGGAAGAAAAGTCCAACGCTTTTTATAAGCGCATGAGAATTCTGTTCATGAACAACGAGTTATTCTTGAACAATGACTATGTCAATGATCTGTGTAGTGAAGAGGGTGTATCAGAAATCATACCCTATCTTTTGAAGATGTTACCCCTGAGAGAGATCCCTAGAACATCTCGAAGTGACAAGTATGTTGAGACCTTGAGAGAGGACTCTGATAGCATTCATGCATTCCTTACAAAGTGCTGTGATCACGATCCAGATTTGTCTGTTGAAAAAGGTGCTTTGTATGAAGCCTATTGCCGCTATTGTGTGGATACCGGAAGAGAGAGCCACAAAAAGCATGCATTTATGCGCAATATTCGCACCTTGGGCTTTGCAGAGACCCGTGGAGGAAAGAATAGGGACTACATGTGGGCTGGGATAGGATTGAAGAAAGGAGTATAAGAATGACCAGAAGACCGATCATTGGATATGAAGGATACTATTGGATAGATAAGGATGGCAGAGTGACCAACTCTTCTGGCCATGAAATCAAGCCGTTCGATGTCTCTGGTGGAAAGGCTGTGGGTCTATATAAGTTGGGTCAAAGAGATATCATCCTGCTCAAGGATTTGAAACCACAAGGAGGGCTGTATGAGGACTCTTGATACTCTTAAGATTTCTCTCAAGGTGCTGAAAACTCAAAGCAAGGCAACCCCAAACAAGACTTTTTCCAAAGGTTCAGAAACGATACCTATCGGAGCTGTTGTGAATAGTCTGGAGCGCCTTATTGGTTGGTGTAGTAATGACCTCGATACTGGGGACATGGTACAGGTTGTTCCTTGTGCTAAATGCATTCATTACAAACGGTTCAGGAAGAAAAATGTATTCAAAGCAACCGTATTTAGGGCTTGTGAGTTGGATATGCAGCGGAGACAGCCTGATTTCTATTGTAAGGATGGTGATCGAGGATGAAGCAAAAGATAGGCAATATGCAATCTCCTGATCAACCCATCACTGATATAGATGTTGTATTCACTGCCATGTACAACCTAATCTATGAGAAGTTGGAACAGGAGCCTGACAAGGGGATTGTTATTTGCAAAGGTCAGCCCAACCAGAGAAAGGTCAAATGGAAGAAAGTCCTTGCAATGGCTCACTGTATGGAGGACTACTTTCAACTCCGACTTGAACAAAACAGTTGTAACTGTTGCGGCGATTGTATCTATTGGAGCAGTATCTCTAAAGCATCGCCTCATCTGGGCAAATGCAAGCTCAAAAACAAGTCTCATATACATCAGATGAGCCTATGTAAAAAGTTTGAGAGAAAGGAGTCTCAATGAGTTATCAGTATGCAACCATTGATATTGAGACCACAGGTCTAAACCGATACAAAGACTCTATCACTTGGATAGGTGTAGGATTGGCTGAGTCTGTAGAAGATGATCTGTCAAAAATCTTGATTTATGATGCTTCTTCTGAAAATGACTTGAGAAAATTCCGCAATGTAGTGCGTCATATCAAAGAGGCAAGAGCCAAGGTGGTTTGGCAAAACGGAAAATTCGATACTCTGTTCATTGAGCATCATCTAAGTCTCAAGTTACCTATCAGTGAGGACACCATGCTGATGGGTACAGCATTTGATCTCGTTGCAGAACATGGTTTGAAGTCCATGGCACAACACTATCTGGGTGTTCCTGATTGGGATATCTCCAAGAAAGAGAAGACGGGTGGAGTACGAGAAACAATTGTACCCTACTTGAGATGCGATGTGAAGTATACATGGCAGCTCTTCCAGTATCTCTATGCACATATGACTGAGCGTCAGATGAAAATCTATGAAGACCTGCTGAGACCTGCATATCGTGCCTATCGGGATATTGAGAGGAATGGGCTGTACCTTGACTTGGATACCTTGGCTGATGTCAAGAAAAAGTACAACAAGGAAGAGAAAAAGCTATCAAAAGAGTTGAAGCAGGTTGCAGATATCAACTGGAATAGCTCTGCTCAAGTAGCAACGGTGTTGTTTGAACAGGAGCATATGCCTATCATTAGCAAAACAGCCAAAGGAGCGCCATCAACCGCAGCAGATGTGCTTAAAGAACTGTCCATGCAGGGCTATGAGACTCCAAAACTCTTGCTTCAATACAAAGATATTGCTACCCGCAACAAGATGTTCTTGAACCGATGGGAGGATGACTGCTATGAAAGCCGTATACACCCGAACTTCAATCTCACCAACGTGGTATCAGGTAGGACCTCTTGTAATAGCCCAAATCTGCAGCAAGTTCCCAGAACAAAGGACATTAGAGGATTGTTCAGCGGTGCTCCTGGTATGATACTGTTTGAAGCAGACTATTCTCAGCTGGAGCTGCGCATTGCTGCTCACTATGCCAACGAGAAGACTATGCTTCACATTTATCAGAACAATGGCGATATACACACAGAAACTGCAAAACTGTTCACCAATGGTCGTGAACCTACCAAGGAAGAACGCGGAAAAGCAAAAGCAGTAAATTTTGGTTTTTTATACGGTATGCAAGCAAAGAAATTCGTTAAATATGCTCTGGACAGCTATGGTCAGACCTTTACACAAGCTGAAGCTGAACACATCAGAAACCTATTCTTCGCCAAGTATGCTCGTCTTTTGCCTTGGCATAAGGAGCAAGAAGATCTTTGTGATATGCAGGGCGGTGTATCCAATATGTTTGGACGGTTCAGAAAATTGCCTCTGATACATTCTGCCAACAAATGGGAGCGTGCTTCTGCTGCTCGCCGTGCCATCAACACTCCGGTTCAAGGCTCAGGCTCAGATCTACTCATCTCTGCGGTCACTCAAATCAATAAGGAGCTTAAAGGAATTGCTTGGATAGGAGCTACTGTTCATGACTCCATCATTGGTGAGTGTCGGATTGAAGACAAGGATCTGGTGGATGAGACCATCCGTAGGATCATGAAGCATCCGAAAGTGTTGGATGACTTCGGGGTGACCTTGAAAGTTCCTCTGGATGTTGATATTGGATGGGGACCTTGGGGAACTCACTAAAATAAAGCGAAAACTGAAGAGAACTAAAGCTACAGTGAGTTTTGTTTGTCAAATCGAACGAATTTGATCAAAAATACGGAAAAATAGGGCTTTACTTTTCAGAGAATATAGGCTATACTATGAAATGTAAGCAGCGAGGAACAGCAACCTCGCCACAATAAAACTTTATTATAAGGAGTGTGTTAAAATGCTGGATCTTAACAAGGGTGACAAGGTAATTCTGAAGGGCTTCACGGGCATCAAGCTCGGCGTGTTCGAGATCAAGAGCACTACCAAGAAGACTCTGACCATCATCAAGGCCAACGGCGATGAGCTGGTCTTTGACAAGAAGACTGGCAAGCAGATCAACGTGGAAGAGGGCAAGGAGAAGTATGCCAACAGCATCATTGAGGATGATGGCAGCTTTGTTCCTCCCACCCGCAAGAAGACCGAGAAGAAGTCCACCAAGACTGCCCCGGCCAAGAAGAGCAAGAAGCAGCCCGAGCCTGAAGAGGACGAAGACGAAGAAGACGATGAGGATGACGAGGAGGAAGAGGAGAAGCCCGCTCCCAAGAAATCCAAGAAGTCCGCAAAGAAGAGCAAGAAGTCTTCTGATGAAGATGAAGACGAAGACGACTTCGAAGAGGTCTGATTTGTCATGGCGGGAGCAATAGCTCCCTCCTTAATGCAGCTGGCTATGGATCCCGGCCATAGACAACGGTGACAAGCCCGTGTAAATGCAGAGTCAAGGAGCATTCCGCGCTTTTTCCTCGTAGTCAACAAGACTACAGCGCGGATCATGGTGTTGATGGGGACAGCTCGAGAGATGCCCATCCGAAGAGGAGAACACCGAGACGTGAGGGTTGTGGGCATGCCACCCGAAGTAGACGACAGTGTTTGGCCAAAGACCTCCAGACCAGTTGACGCAGCCAAGACTGGTCACCTCATCTTTAATGGACAGGAGGTGAGAAATTGTTCATAAGCTATTCTCGTGAAAGCTGCTATCTCCATTGTCCCTATCAGCATTGGTTGAGATATGTACGAAGACTTGAGAAGAAGCGACCTGAAAGACCATTGTATTTTGGTACAGACTTTCATAAGCTGCTGGAACTGAGAAATGACAAAGTTGCTTTGAGAGAAGCCAAGATAGCTATTAAAGATACCTATTATGAGCTCCCTGCTCTATGGCAAGCTGACCTGGGTGAAAACTATGTAGAGGATTTGTTCACTATCTTCAAAGATTACAGAACAATCTACAAAGATGTGCGTCAACCGCAAGTGACTGAAAAGCCTTTTGAGCTGGAAGTTGGTTCTTACAGAGGAGAACCAATTGTTTTTGTAGGTAAAATTGATGAGCTATATCTTTTGAAGCACAATGGAGTCAAACAGATCATTGTCGGTGAGCACAAAACTTTTACCAATAAACCCAACATGGACGTGCTTATTATGAACACTCAAAAGTGTTTGTATGCAAAAGCCGTTCAATATCTTCGTGGCATTTTACCCGAGCGAGTAAAATGGGACTACATCAAGTCCACTCCGGCAGAGCAGCCGATATGGCTTGAGAAATCCAAACGATTTAGTGAAGCTGCCTCTCGTAAAATCACCCCTATGAGCTGGAAAAGAGCTTGCAAAGAGCACAACATCTTAGACCCGGATGTTTTGAAGAAAGGTGAACGGTATGCCGGCAACATACCTGAGTTTTTCTTTCAGGTGGAGCTGGATATTGATCCAGCAATGGTTGATCTGATCTGGGAAGGATACATATATACCGCAAAGCAGATCATCCGCTATGGCGAAACCAATAAAGTACACAACATCACCCGAGATTGTAGCTGGTGCCCCTATCATGACATCTGCTATGCAGAGATGACTGGTGGAGATGTTGAGTATGTTATCGGTAAAGATTTTGTTGAAAAGGAGTGAAACAATGGCACAACAGATGGTGAATGGTTCCCACTACGACGGGAGCAGAACTATCACCAACCGTATGACCAAAGAGTATGCGGTTGTAAATCCTCCCTTTGAGGGAAAGCACAAGAAACCTCAAGATGATATGTCCATCAGGAAGCGCAAGATGCATTGGGCTCGCAGAAATGCGGAGCTGAGGAGGACTACTGATGGGAATTCTTGACTCTGCTGTTGATATCAAAGAACTCGGTCAGCGCAACTTGTGGGTGTTATACGGCAAGTCCAATACTGGCAAGACCTATGTAGCATCTACATTCCCCAAGCCGATGCTGTATATTCAGATCGGTGATGATGGTTCAAATACCATTGCTCATGTTGATGGTATAAAGGCTATCTCCATCGGGTCTGTTGAGGATTTCAAACAGCTTGCTTCTGAGCTTCAGAAAGACAAGAGGTACAAGACCATTGTTGCGGACACTTTCTCCATGGTGGTCAACGAGTGGACCCAGCAAAAAGTCACAACTAAAGGCAAGAAGATGACACAGCAGCTTTGGGGTGACCTGAAGATTGAACAGGAAGAACTCATCAAGTCTATGCATAAGTTGGCAAAAAAGCACATCGTTGTCCTGACTTGCCATGAGAGTACAGATTCCATCGAGGGCATGGAAGATGAGATCTCTCCCGACGTGCGTCCGTCTGTCTCTAAGGGTGCTCGAACTTATCTTGAGGGTATGGCCAACTATGGCATTCATCTCACGAAGGTGTCCAAAGAAGTCATCAAAGGAAACACCACGAAAGAGGTCATTAAATATGCAGCCGATATTGGTCCCAATCCCTATTATTGGACCAAGCTGCAGATTGATCCTAGCATCAAAGTCCCTGCACGAATTGTCAATCCCACCTATGACAAGTTTATGGAAGTCATTGGTGCTGTTGAAAACACTTAAATTGAAGGAGAACTATCATGAGCAGAAAAATCAAAGTCAATATGACCGGAGTGGAGAGCTACACTCGTTGTCCCGAGGGTGAGCATCTGGCCAAGCTGAAGAAGATCGAAGAGGGCACGGTTCAGGGCAGTGGTGATGACTGTCTCAAGGCTCAGTTTGAGGTCATCAAGGGTGATAGCAAGGGCTGTTTGGTCTTTGAGACCTTCTCTCTCACAGAAAAGGCTCTGTGGAAGCTGAAGTCCTTCCTTGAGGCTGCTGGCACCAAGGCAGATGGCAAGATGGTGCTGGATCTGGACAAGCTGGAAGGCAAGACCTGTATCATCGATGTCATTCATGATGAGTACAACGGTGTCAAGCGTGCCAAGATCGCTTCGTACATGAAGCCCTCCGAGGTAGAGGATGACGACGATGAAGACGTCGATGATATCGATGAGGACGAAGAGGAAGAGACCCCCAAGAAGTCTTCCAAGAAGTCTACCAAGGCTCAGCCCGCAAAGAAGTCCAAGAAGACCGACGAAGATGAGGATGAGGACGAAGACGACGAGGATGACGACGATGAAGACGAAGAGCCAGTGAAGAAATCCTCTAAAAAGTCTTCCAAGAAGGAAGAGAAGTCTACCAAGTCCTCTAAGAAAACCAAGAAAGAGGAAGATGACTGGGAAGACGACGAGGACGATGACTGAATATCCATAGAAGGATGGCCACCATCTGACTTGCCATTTTAACACGGGGGAGGGGCAACCCTCCCCCAATAGGGGGCATTGATACCATGATGATTGACTATGGAATTCCTGGGGATTCCAAAGAGCTGCGCAGAAAAATATTCACCGAGTTGATGACTCCAGATCCTCTGACCCAATATATGGATGGTGAAGACTACCAGCTCATGAGACCGTATGTCAAAGCACGTCATCTTGACCTCGAGTCTTGTTTATGGCTGGCTTTTCTGTATGGTACTTCCTATTCGTGTACAACAACGATGCGGTTTTTAGAGGAGTTTCCCACCGTTGCTGATGTAACTCCCAGAAAGATCAAATCCTTCTGGAGAGACCACAAAGAGACTCTCTGGTTTAACCCTGACAAAAAATACCTCAAAAACAATGATCAAGTGATTCCTGCCATCCGATCTATCTGTGAGTTGTCTCATGGGAACATGGTTGAATACCTCGGTCCAAAACTTGAACAAGGCTTTGATGTAACCTATAGCGAAATTGTCAAAAACTGGCGTTTCTTCGGTCCTCACGGAGCATACCTGTTCTTTGATGCTCTCTATGGGATGCAGCCGGAGCACTATTCTGATCCTACTCATCTGGATTGGAAGAACTGCGGTCAAACCGTGGTAGAAGGCATGGCACATCTTCTCTGTGACGATACTGCCATTCAAGACAAAAGCTACGATTTGGATCGTTACAACCGGATGGTTGATAGGTTGGCTATCAAATTTGACAAACCCAAGATCATGATTGAGTCCAATTTGTGCTTTTTCCGCAAGCTATTCAAGGGGACTCGTTATTTGGGATACTATGCTGACCGTCAGCTGACCGAGTGTTTTGCCACAGAAGAAGCCCTTTGGAAGGATTGTCACATTGATGTCTGGAAGCTGCGAATTAAAACTGTTCCCAAGAAGCTCCGAGGAGAAAGCCATGACTGGAAGACTTTCCGCAAAGATCGATTGAAGCTGTTTTTAACAACTGGAGGTCTGGAATGAGAATGCTGGTGAACATCCGTGGATGTAATGGGGCAGGCAAATCTACTATCCCTATGTCCATGATGAGCGATCCTGATATGTTTGTTCAAGAGTTGCTCTATAGCGATGGTAAACGCATGGCAGCATTCACGGTATTCCCGTCCTATGGTTGGATTGCTTTGGGTACATACTTCAACAAGACTGGTGGTCTTGATGGTATCCGTAACATGGAATGTACTATAGCAGCTCTATATGCTGCTGTTGGTATGTACCCTGAGTATGACATCATCATGGAGGGCATTCTTTGCAGTACTGTATTCTCCAGCTATGCTGAGCTTTATCATCAAATAGAGCAAAAAGCATCCATGCAGGTGCTCATTATATCTCTTCTTCCTCCTCTCGACGCGTGCCTCGAGCGTATTCAGCAACGGAATGGGGGTAAACCCATCAAGGAGGATCTCGTGGCAGGAAAGCGACTTTCTGTCGCACGGAGCCACGAAAAATTCAAACAGGAAAACTTTACCTGTGTCAAGGTAGACTCATCTCGAGTCAAGAAGAGCAAGATGCTCACAGCCTTCATGAAGACTGTAGACAAATACAGGAGGTAATTATGGATAAGGTAGAAATTCACAGAGATCTCTGTACAGAGATGCATGCCCTGTATGAGCGGAAAAACGCTGACTATGGAGACAGCTTTTCCCAGCTTCGCAAGCGTTATCCCAACTTTGTTTGTATGCGGTTATTTGACAAGCTCAATCGTCTAGACACCATCATTCAGCCTGGATATGAATGCAAGGTGTCTGATGAGAAAATCGAGGACACCTTGATGGACATTGCCAACTATGCCATCATGGAGTTGACCGAGCGTCGGGCAGAGCGTCCTCACGGTGGGACTGATGGACAAGGAGGACCATATTGTGACTATACAAATACAGGCTGCGGAGGTATTGGACGCACCACTCTTATGGGAGGAACTAACTGATGATCACAGTATTTGAAGGAAAGACTGTCAATGATGTTTGGCAGCAGGGCTTCAAGGCTCTTGTAAATCAAGCAGAAGCAGGTATCAAAGATGCCTCTCGTGATGGATCTGTTGTTGGTGAGATCCTTGATGCAGCATTCTGTGTGAAGGATCCTACCAGAAACATCGTCACTGACCCAATCCGAAAGATGCCTTTGCGGTATGCCATTGGGGAGCTGCTTTGGTATCTTTCTGGCTCCAATCGCACTGCAGATATCGCTCAGTTTGCTTCCAAGTGGAATGACCTATCGGATGACGGTATCCATGCCAATTCTGCCTATGGCTATCGAATTTTTGAGCGATTTGGTTTTGATCAGTGGGAACACATCAGAGATATGCTCATGAAAGATCCCAACACTCGTCAAGCAGTCATCCATATCAAAGATGCGAGCAACTGTCCTACCAAGGATGTACCCTGTACTGTGTATCTTCAGTTTTTGCTGAGAAATAAACGCCTCAACTTGTCTGTCCATATGCGGTCAAATGACATCTGGATGGGCGTACCTTATGACATGTTCAGCTTCTGCGCTTTACAGATGCTTATGGCAATGGAGATCGGTGTCAAAGTCGGTGAGTATACTCATTATGCTGGCTCGCTCCATCTCTATGAGCGGGACTATCAAACAGCTCAGAAGAATATGGCTCCTCTGTGGGAAACCTCTGAGAGAAAGTGAGTTGGAAGTTGTCATGAGGAATGGATTGATAAAACTCATTGTAAAGGTTCTTGACGAGAACAAAGACCAGCTGGTCTGGGAACATCTGTGCTATGTCCCTGGAGATCTATATCTCACGTTTCTCAAACAGAAAGAGATTGAGCGAGTTGAGATGTCGGACTATTTGTCTATCTGGGCAAAGCGGGATTTCAACATTGATCTTCCCATGACAACAGCCAAGGATATCTTGATCTTGAGAGAACTGATTGTTAACAAATACAGAACAGTGTACCCTCATATGGCTCGCAAGACTGCTACAGATCGTCAAGGTTGGGTCAGAGTATGGGTATCTGACAACATGGACCGAGAAATGCAAAGGAAGTGATACGCTATGAGTTGGAAAGACAGTTTGCCCAAAATCGTGGCTGTGGATTTTGATGGGACTCTGGTTGAGGATGACTATCCCAATGTGGGTAGACCGCATCAGGATATGATTGATGCCTGTAAGGCTCTCAAACAGGCTGGAGTCAAACTCATCCTTTGGACAAGCCGAGACAATGATACCCCTGACCGTGCTCTGGATCGTGCTGTAGACTATTGCCGCAGCATCGGGCTTGAGTTTGATGCAGTCAACGAGAATTTGCCTGAGCTCAAGGAGATTTTCCAGAATGATACCCGCAAAGTGTACGCTGATCTGTACATTGATGACAAAGCTATTCCCGCAAGACAAAGTCCCTTGTATTGGGCTTATCGTCTTGGTTTATGGTGGAGCGCTGTCAGAAGGGGGTTCTTCCCTGATGGAAAGTGATTTTCAATCCAGGGCTTTACAGTATCTCAACTCGTTGCCAGGATGCAGGGCTGAGAATGTTTCTGGAAATGCTATGCAATCAGGGCGTCCGGACATCAATGGATGTCTTTATGGTAGGATGTTCAAGATAGAGTTGAAAATCCCAGACCATAAAAACTCTGCTACCAAAAAGCAAGAACTGGAATTACGAAAATGGTCTGTTGTAGGAGCTGCTGTTGGTGTACTCTATTCCATGGATGCTCTCAAAGTATTTATGGAGTATCTACAAAGATCAACCTTTTCTGATTGTAGGGTAAAAATCACTTTTCCGGAGGAAAACGATTGTGAGTCTTGGTTCCAAATCTGATTTTACATTCAAGACAAAGCCTTGGGCGCATCAGCTCAAGGCTCTTGAATATATGTATCCTCGGGATGCAGCAGCTCTATACACCAAGCCTGGATCTGGCAAAACCAAGACAATGATTGATCTCATCGTAAACCGTGGGTTCAAGCGAGTATTGGTTGTTGCTCCTAAAAAGCCCTGCGATGTCTGGGGTCCACAAATTCAGCTGCACTCTAGTCTTGATACAAGCAGTATCATTCCTCTACATCACCTAAGCGGGGAACAGAAAAAGAAAACTCTGTTGGCAGCTATGAATGAGCCCAAAGACAAGACCTTGATATTCATCTGCAACTATGACTCTGTATGGAGAACGGATATTGATAAGATTTGGGTATACAAACGATTGGGGCTTGACTGTGTAATCTGTGATGAGAGTCACCGCATCAAGTCCCCATCAAGCAAATGCTCCCGATTCCTCAGTCGATTGGGCAGTGTAGTTCCTCATCGATATCTGTTGACAGGTACTCCATTGGCAGAAAATCCTATGGATGTGTATGCTCAATACAGATTTCTTGATCCAACGATTTTTGGCACAAACTACTCCTATTTCTGTGAGCAGTATCAGAACATAGATGTAAACTTGAGCGCTCGAGTTGGGTTCCCTATTCTTGACAAGAAACAGCCATACAAGAATTTAGATGCCTTGCGAGAGAAAATGTTCAGCATTGCATTTTACATGGCATCCACAGTCAAGCTTCCCAAAACTACTCGCATGGTTGTGAGAATCCCCATGCCAGAGGATCTAGAACAGACCTACAAGGAACTTGTTAAAGAAGGTGCTTTGGAGATGGAAAACGGTTTTATGACCGTCAACAATGCTCTGTCTATGGTGATCAGAAAACAACAGATCACCAGTGGATACTTGCCTTTGGAATACGATGATGGAACAACAAAGCTCAAACGCATCAGCACCTATCGTCGTACATTCTTGTATCAGTTTCTTCAAAAGCTGCCTGAGTCTGAGCCTGTGGTCATATTTGCCAAATTCTCAAAAGACTTATACTCAATCAGAAAAGTTGCAGAGCGTCTCGGTTGTGGGTATTCTGAAGTCTCTGGCAAAGAGGATACACTCAAATCTTGGAAGGCAGGCAAAACTAGGATCTTGGGTGTACAGTACACCGCAGGATCTGAGAGCATAGATCTCACTCGGGCTCACCTTTGTATCTTTTACAGCCTTGACCATTCTTTGGGCAAGTATGAACAAGCTCTAGCAAGAGTACATAGACCAGGACAAGAGAGCGCCTGTATTTATTATCATTTTGTAGCAACTATGTCCTCCGGTCGGACAGTTGATCAAGACATTGTAAAGTGCTGGAAAGACAAGAAAAATTACATAGACCTTGTCATGAGAGGAGCCTTGTAAATACAGGGTTCCTCTTTGTTTTGAAAATTTTCTCAAAAATTTTGTAAAAAGGGCTTTACTTTTCCAAAAGATAGAGTTATAATATGCTTGTAAGTTAAATCAACCCTCTCAAATCTGAAAGGAGAACTACAATATGCTGTACACTGTAACCACCTATTTCAAGCTGGAGCGTCTGTACCACATTACCGAACAGATTGAAGCGAAGACTCCGGTAGAAGCAAAGAAAACCGCTCTGTCCAGAGTTCTGGCTTCTAATCCTGAAGCTGCGAATATCCGCCAAAGAGCCCAAAAATCCCATAGGGATTGATACAAGGAGGAACTGAAATGTTTGAGAAATATACCGCTGAAGAGTTGACCAACAGTCTGAAAACCCTGAAGGGTCTTGCTTCTGAAACTGGTGAATTATTCTACCTCAATATGATTGTAGGGATTGTTGAGGAACTGAACAAAAGAGGTGTAAACCCCAACTGATGAGAGCTGGACAGCAACCAGCCGAAACCGCCTTACGGCGGTCTTGGGAAGCTCAACTTTAAGGAGGTAACGCCATGAGAGAGTACACTGTAAAGAATAATGATTTCACTGAGTTCGATATGAACCCTGACCTGACCTTGGACAGAGTTGATCGTAATGACACTCACTATTACACCAGCCACCGTTGCCCTAAGTGCGGTGGAGAGAAGTACATCTCCTATTATACCCATGTTGACGGCGGTGTTTGCTTCCTCTGTGGTGGAACTGGTATTCATCCCACCAAGGTGGTTGTACGGACTGAAGAGTACGCTGCCAAGCTGGATGCCAAGCGTCTGGAGAAAGCTCGCAAGACTGCTGGTACTCGGAATGCCGAGTACCTCCGTCGTCAGGGCTTCAGCGCTGATGGCAAGACATGGGTAGTCATGGGTGAGACCTATTCCCGCAAGGACGAGTTGAAAGCTGCTGGTTGTAAATGGAATCCTGAGTTCGGCTGGCACTTTGATCATGAAGTCACTGGTTTTGATACAGTTGTGGTCAGCATTGAAGACAGGATCCCTTCCTGGGATGACTCCGGTGACTATACTGACCTCATCGGTCAGTATAGTAACGACGGCACTCTGTATTTCATCCCCTTTGGGTTTATTCAGGACTATGTCAAGTCCCTTCGTGAACAATATGTAGCTGACCATGCTCCCAAGACCGAGTATTTCGGTAATGTGGGCGACAAGGTGGAGTTGATTCTCACCCTGACCCATATTGGAGGTTATGATACTATGTATGGCTTTACTTCCGTGTACACCTTTGCTGATGACGAGGGTCATCAGTTTGTATGGAAGACAGGCTGCTACCTTGATCAATCTGAGGGCAGCAAGCTCACCGTCCGTGGCACCATCAAGGCTCATTCCGAGTATCGGGGAGCACGTCAAACGGAACTCACTCGGTGTAAGGTGATCTAATCTCGTTCTTTGCGCAGTTTATCCATCCTATTTCGAGTGCTACGGAATAGGGGTGTATAGTTTACACTCATATTTTAGGAGAGCTTCTCGAGGATTTTAGAACAAAAAGATCTCCCCCACCATTTCGGCAGGGGAGATTTCAGTGTTCAGGATAGGGGACTATGCACTGTTTCTCTTCACTCCATATGTAAATTTGCTGATTGGGCTCAGGTTTGTCCACGAGAGCAAATTTATCTCGCCCAACTTTTACAAACAGCTGTGGCTGCTTTAGCAAATGTCTGCCCCTATCTTTTTGCATTTCTTTTCGTACTCCTCGTGATAGCGATCTTGAAGCATGAACAGGTAGTCAGAGCTATAATCAACAGCTTTCAGCTCAAGACAAAGGCGTTCAAGATACTTGAGTTCCATATCTACATCTCTGACAAGATCCTGTACCTTATGGAAGTCTGCAGTATGACCCCAATTCAAGAGATACATGGCACATTTCTCATACAAGGCTTTGGTATCAGACTCCCAGGTCTTGTACTGTTCCATTGCTTTCTGTACAGATTGTTTACGAACACCCGAGGGGACTTCCATGCGGTCATACTGATACCAGTCTTCAGGGATGACCTCTACAGGAGGAACACCGTCATTGTACAGCATCCTTCCGTGATGATTGATGTAGTATCTCTTCAAAGCTCTGTGTTCACAAGACTCAGTGAGATACTGGTATTCATGCATGCGTTTGAACCCTCTTAGACCGAGGAAATCAAACAAATCAGCCATTTCATCATGGAACATGAGAGCAGTGATCTGTCGGGTGTTGATGTCAGCAAAAATCTCTTGATAGTCTTTGGGAGCATACTCTGCAAGGGAGATCTTTTTCATTGATGATTCCTCCTCTCAATCTATGCAGAGATTTTGCTCATGCCAATTTGACAGCGCCCACGCAGGTATGGTTCACCGTGCCAGCCACACCGCTGATACCAAGAGTGATCAGAGGACGATTCACGCAGCAGGTAGTCAAACACAGGTCAGTTTCTATGTGGCTTGTATACACATCCCCAGCCGCTACAGTTTGCTGAGCAATGGCGCAGGGAAGAGCAACCCCGTCTTTGTACAGCTGAAGGATGGCTACACCTGCAGCGGTGGGAGTGTAGGTGACATCAGCGGAAAGATGGTACAGACCAGACTTGTTAACCCGGATGCTGGCTGTGTTCAGGGTCATAGAGCACCCGCTGTTTACAACAGGAGTTCCTTCCAGATTCAGAGGAGTCAGATCAGCCGTGAAAGCCTGAGCGGTGTTGTTGTATACCCGGATACAAGATTTTGCATACTGATTATTCATACAAAAGCTCCTTTCATAGATGGAAGGGGAGAGCGGTGTGCCCTCCCCTTTAAGTTGGGCATAAATATATGCCAGTGTTCAGATGTTAGCAGCCGCAGCCATTGCCGCAACCACAAGCTCCATAGCCATTCGCTGCAGTGTAGGGACTGCAAGTGACATAGCTGGGAATGGGGAAGGGACGCACCGCATTGATGATGGTCTGCGTCTGAGAGAGATTGCCCAGCTGGAGCTGAGCCGCCTGCAGGTTGTCACGCAGCTCCTGAATGGTGTTCTGAGTCATCAGAGCACGAGTGGCATCGCCGTCAGCCTTGATGGCATTGACAATGTCGCAGGTGTTGCGTGCGTTCTCATAGCGCACAGCATCAATGTTTCGGTTGGTTTCGCAGCAGCACTGCTGAGCAGCAAAACGGCTTTCAGCGATGTTGTTGTTCACCCCATTGAAGCCCTGGCACAGCTGGTTCTGAATACCGTTCATGCCCTGAAGCATCGTGGTGTTCATAGCATAGAAGCCATCGCAGAGACCGTTCTGAACATTGCGGATGCCATTTTCCAGACCCTGAGTGTTCAGACCATCATAGAGCTCAGCACGGGTCAGAGCACCCTGAGCTGCTGCGTTGTTGCCAAAGCCGCCGCCACCCCAGGCAAGCAGGAAGAACAGGAAGAACACCCAGACCCAAGTGCCGCCTGCACCACCGAACATGCCGCCATCATTTCTGTTCTGCAGCGCAGCGACATCCGCCACAGACAGTCCACCAGATTCCATACCCATTGTGAATACCTCCTTGTTAAAATTTTATTTCAACCCATGGGAAACTGGGACTGAAACTGAGCCCAAGCCTGATCAAAATCAATACCTCTCTGTTTACAGAGATTTTTACAGGTCTCTTTGATTTGTTCAGGAGTCTTACCATCAGCCATCTGCTGAGCTTGTCGAAACATAGGGTTGGCACCAAACTGTTTCATCATAAATCCCATAGGATTCATCATAGCGCCCATCATCTGCATCGGATTCATTACTTGATACCTCCTTTGGGAATTTTAGCATCAGCTTTGGGAAATCGTTGCTCAAGCAACTCATTCAGCAAAGACTCAATCTCGGATCGTTTCACATATCCTGAGAGGTCTATAGCAGGAGCAGTTGGCGCCGGAGTAGGTATCATTTCCTGCGGCTGGTCTAGGTTGTACTTTTGGAAGATGATGTTACCATCAAGACCCAGCTGTTTGGTGTAGATCTTTCCGTGAGCCTTGTCAGGAAATACAAACAAGGAGCCATCAAAATCAATCATGGCAGCGTTTGCTTCCTCTTCATTAGAGACAGGGCGTCCTTTCAGGATAGGAGCAGCAGAAGCAGATGCAGGTGGGGTAGGAGACTGTGGCTGGGGGGTATACCCAGCGAATTGAGGGTATTGCGCTTCCATTGCTTGGAGTCTTTGCTGAGCAGACTGCATCACTGGATTTGGATAGGGATAGCCGAACTGTCCATACATAATAGTGTACCTCCATAGTAGATTACCCTGAGTATAATATACTATATCTTTATACAGGATAGGTATACTAAGAGTATACTAAAAGTATAAAAGAATACCCTCTCGCAGTACAGACCACGAAAGGGTATTCTTGTTAGAACAGCTTATTCAGTTTTGATAGAGCTTTGCTGTGTCGTTTCTTGATTGTGATTTCAGCATAGCCCAACATGTCACCGATGTATCTGAAGTCTTTGCCTTTGAGGTAGTGCATGCGAAGAATTTCCTTGTCTTCATCTGTCAGTGTTGATTGTTCAAGGAGATCATCAAATCGGCACAAGCTCGGTATCTCTTTCAGTTTTCTTCTTGTATCAATATGGGCGCTCAATCAGAACACCCCTCATCGATATCTTCCGCAGGTTGGGCAACGAGATTGATTGCCTCCTTTACCGCCGATGTTGGTTTTCCCAGCTGGACTGGATTTTGTAACAGTGGTTCCTTTAGGTGCGTGAGTCCGAGTTGTTGTTCGTGTTACTGTAGTTGTTCTGATTGTCTGTCTCGCCATTTGGTGTTACCTCCTCAGAATTTCCTTGGACGTAGTTGGCATATTCACCCGCTTGATAGACGTTGTTGCCGGATCCTTCTCCTGTGTTCTGGTCAACTTCTGTCGTTGTAGTTGTCACTGTTTCTGTAGTCACAACTCCCTTTTCATACTGAACAAATATGCAAGCAATTACAAGGTTTATGACGATGCTGATAATGAGGATAATTCGCAGCCAAAAATCCTCTCTTCGTTTGGATTCCAGCATAGCCATGACAATGTGATTGAGAGCAACGCTTTGATCAAGAGCATCTTTTTGCTCACGGAGTTCGTTCAGAGAATCGATTGGAGTCTCCTTCATATAGTCAGCTCCTGTCTTTAATGCTTAATTGCTTCGAGTAGTGCGATGAGAACTTGGTTGGTTTTGTTAACATCACTAAGTTCTTTGAACAGGGTATGAATTTTCTCATCGTGAGAGTTTACTGTCAGAGCAAGATCTTGATGTCGTGTACCCTGTTGCCGGACTTCTTTCTTGAGTTCCTCAATACCGTTGATTGCTTGATCGATCTTCTGGAGAACTACACCGTCAGCCTTGGCTCTGGCATTCATGCCAGAAACAAAAGTCAAGACCCCGATAAGACAAGCAATCAAGCTGCATATAAACAATACAGTTTCCATTGTTTGTCCTCCCCTAGATGTTGCCAAGTCTATCAAGAACAGTCATGACTCGGCAGAAGTCTTCTGATACGTTCAGATTCCCATCTCCAGTACCTTTGAGAGCACCCTTGTTGATGAGTTTCTGAATGCTGGGCTGGTATGCTTTTGGGATGTCTGCAAAAGTCTTGTATACTACCACTTCATCTTCATCCTCCTTCCTGTTGTATTCTCTGCCATCAATAACCCAGTACAGAGCAGCCTCATTTCTGAAAGTATCAAGATCCCCAAGAGTTCTTTCAGATTTGGTACTTGCTGGATCATTGATATGCACCTTGCCATCAGCCCACCATACTACAACAAAATGGCCACTTGAAGTCCACAATCCTTTTTTCATGAGAGCGATGAGATAATACCCGTCCTTGAGAAGGTTCAAGGCTCTATCATGGATAGGATTGTCATGTTGGTGATAGATTTTGTTGGAATTGAGCTGATAGCAATGGATGCCAAAATAGGAAAACTGCGGTACAAAGTATGAATAATATGTACCCTGATTCAGAGCTTTGTATCCATGCCGCATAGCCCAGTTGCAAGCATCTATAGGGGTGAATGCTTTATCTGTTAGAGTTTCAATGAGCATGGCGGCAGCAGTTGGACCGCAACCAGATCCTCCGATGGTGGAATTCTCTCCTTGAACAGCATACTTGAGTTTTGCCCATCGAGGATCTGTTTGAAGATAGGATACAGGTCTTTTATTCATGTCCGTTCTCCTTTAGATTATTATACTCCGAGTTATCGGAAAAGTAAAGGCTTAATTTTCGCTGATGTTTGGGAGTCGATAGGATTCTTCGTCAGAAGTGTCGACATTTTGAACCGAAGCTGTATTTGCTTCAGCAGATTCTTCATACTCCGTCCAGCCGTACACGCCCGGCTCCCACACGTTGTTGGGCTCGTTGCTCGTCCAGCGCTTGCCGTTGTGACTCACCTTGTCGCCCTTGGCGTAAGCGTCGTGCGCGCCGACGGGCTGCGACCATGCAGGCCACTCTTCCGCTG